AAAAGAGTGTCATCATAACCCTGTTCCCCATTGCTGAACACATGTTCACAGTACGCGGACACAATCAGCCTTGCACTACATCACGCCATACAATACAATACAGTCTTAGTTAGTCTCAACTAACCTAACACCGCCTCGCACCGCTCGGCTGGGCCTCGCTTTGCTCGGCTTAGGTTCGCTCCGCTCACGCACCGCATCACATAACATGATCTAACACCGCATAACAATGTTCCACGTGAAACAATGACCCGCTCGGCTCCGTAGTGGATTATGTGAAATTACAAAAACACTTGTATTCTAGAATAGGTGTGATATAATATGAGTGTAAAGAAAAGGAGGGCTAAGAAAATGAGTGATAAGAGATTTAAAAAATTATGCAATTATTTTTATTCAATAAAAGATGAGTGTATAAAATTGATGTCTGTTTGTAATAATGCGGATGATGTTGAACGTATCTTTCATGAATATTACGGTGAATTAATTGGAGGTTATACTGTTGGTTTTATGTTAACTGACTATGAACATGAAAGATCTAAACTATCAAGTGTGTATGATGAGTGTTTGGGTTTAATGCGTTTTAAATGTTTGTTATATATGAATGTATTAAATGATGATGATTTGTTTTAGTAATAATGTAGGTTGTTAATATGGATGATCTAGAAAGATTTAAACGCTTAATTAGTAGTGACACGATCTCTACTTTGTTAGAAACATATGGGTTGTTATTTCATTATTCATATGTTGGATGTCAAAGAAAATGAAGTTAATAGAAAATGAAATTCTAAAGAGAATGGGAGGAAATAAATAATATGACTAAAGAAAAATATAAAGAAGTATTGGAAACACAATACAATGATGTGATAGCAAAGATTCAAGGCTGGCATGAATTGTCTAATGTATTACAATCATTAAGTGATTATACAACTATTTGTATTGCTATGTGTGAAAGAATATATGATGATAAAGATATTAAATATTGTGATTATATTTATTTGAATGAGTCCATTAACAATAACCTTAAAGAAGTATGTAGAATAGTAAGGAGGTAGTTATATGAATAATTATAGTAGTCTTAGTCGTCTGATTAATGAGTTAAATAGAACGCTTGGTATCACTAGTGATACTGAGCGTGAGAATTTAATCCAATCGTATTATAATCAAGGATTGATAAGTTATAGGCAATACTACCTTTTAAGGTCTAGCGTTGTTAAACACGAATACATTCACAATTATTTTATTCAAATGTACGGTGAGAATTGTTAGGTGATAAGTATGAACAAAGATATTAAAATCGAATTAGAATTTTATTTTACATTTGACGGTTTAATTGTTTTACATTCTACAGACTACAGAATCGTTTGGGGTGTGTATATTAAGTATTATAGTAAATATGGTGCTAATCATGACTATTATTTATACACTGTCAATAAACACGATCTTAAAGATTTTATTAAAATAAAGAGTGATAATTAATATCACTCTTTTAATATTTACTAAGTATATAGCTTAATAGTCTTTTAGTTTCCTGGTTGTTGTAATACACGCAACCATCACGATATGATCGTATTAACATGTTTAAGCGTTGATCTTTACGCCATAGTTTAGCGATCATCATATTTTCGCGGTTATTACTTCCAATGGAATAACAATACCCATATTCTTTATTAATCTGTTGATTAATATAAACATAACCTGTATTCATATCAATCCAAGCGCCATAATAAATATCATCATAGTATAATGTACACAAATAATCACATACATTTGTTTTCTTTTTTATAAAGTCGTTTGTATCATATGCAAACTTACCAGCGTTATATTCTCCGTATGTCGTTCCGCTTATAAGTTTATGGAATTTAGATTTTTCTTGATTTCCTTTTTTATATTCATTGTGACATATTTGTACAACAATTTGCTCTACTGATTCATTACCTTTAAATGTGCTGAACTCTTTCTTTGGGTCGGGTGTGATACCGAAATAGCTAAAATACGGATTAACGATACTTGCGTTGTTTGCTAATAAATAAACATGTCCTTCTCTTTGACGAAAGATAGAATCAATAATATTTAATAAAATTTCAACTTCATTTGGAATGTATGCATTAAATCCAGCCTTTTCGGGTATAAACTCGTCAACAATGATTGTATCAATGTCTACATAACTTGTTGATTTTAAACTTGCAAAGGCTGTTAATGATGTTGCATAACCCATTTCGCAACCATTGATATAAAAGGTGGTAAAGTTGCTACCACCTGTTATTTTAAATTCATCATCTTTAAAATTTTCAAACTGATCATTTAAAAATGTTTTGATTTTTTTAAGGTCTGTTTTGTATCTTCTTAAATAAAGGAATTGTTTTCCTTTTTTCTTATATCGACTGATACAATCTTTTTTGAATCCATACGTTTTACCGATACCACGACCCCCGATGATGAAATTTAAAAATTTGTTGTATGACTTTATGCTGGTAGGGCTGTACCAATCAATTGATCTTGTCATTTGAATACTCCATATGGCAAGTAATTAATACCCTTTGAGTTTAACTCACCGCCAACCATCCAGCGACGTCTACCACTGCCACCAATCCAACTAATCCACACATAGCCATCACGTTTAACATAACCGTCATATCTTACACTCATACCATTTGTATAATATAAACCCGTGTCATTACCTTTTTGACTTGGGGCTTCTCTGATTTTAATTGTGCAATTTGGGTAAAAAGTACCATATTCATTAATAAAATCACTTGGAATTTCATTTAAAACTTTCTCAGTTTTTTCATCACTTAAAATCATAGCTTTAGGCATAAAAGCCGTATCGAATGTTGCTGAATATGGCAGTGTAACGATATTAACTAAACCGTTTTTATCTCCTTGATTAGCCCCTAAAAAGCGACCGTATACACCGTTTACGTCACTATCGAAAATCGCAATATGTGACCAAGGCGTAACATTTGGGACTTCTTTAAATACAACAATTGCACCTGGCTGTAATTTTGTAATTTCAAGGCAATTATATGTCATTCCGTTTGTTTCTCTGTCTAACCAAATATCTTTAACATAACCACTAGATGTACAACTAGCGCCCTTAAAACCGTTCTTTTCACACCAATCAAAGTATAAATCCCAACATTGCGAACCGTAAGCACCGTCACGATCTACATATGTTCCTAGTACTTTTCTTCTATAATCATAGTATTTATTTACATTAATATTCATATTTTACCTCCTAGAAAATATTAAAAAATAATCCATATTCCTGTAGCTCCGCGTATAACTCATTTTCAATGGTGATAACTGCACGCCTTGAGCCTTGTAATACTTCTGCTAATGTCTGAATACCAATATTACCTTTACGCTTAAAGCTGTATTCTTCATGTCCTGTTGTATCATTCGCGCTTTTAGGTTTGGTAATTGTCTTAGCGATGTTATTAACATAGTCGTTTGTTTCAATGTCAATACGCCCTTCAGGAGTTACAGATTGTAAAGCGATACTCGTATCTTCTCCACTGGCTTGTGTGTTACCTCGACTATCACGTGTATAAGTTTCCGTGTAGTTTGTATTCGCGGTTGGATCGTCCTGATCTTGAAATGGAATAGTTTTAAACAACGTATAATATCTATCCATATTAATTTCAAACCAATGTTGCAACTCAAATTTCCAATATGCGTAAGTTTCTTGTCCGATTTCATCAAACCAAAAATGCTTTAAAATACCGGTTTCTAATGCTTTACGTCTTTCGGGATCGTCATAAAAAGGATAATCAAAATCAAAAATCTTTTTTCGTGCGATCTCTAACACTTCCATATCACTTAATTCATATTGAGCGTCAATTAACTCCGTAAATGCTAGATTGTGACATACACCGCATATCGTTTCAGTGTTTTCTGCAAGCACCGGACTTTGCAAAGTCAATAAATAGTTAGGTACTTTTAATTTGTTAAACATTTCAATCACCTTCTTTTTTAATCGTTAGATCATCTTTAAAATCTGAAAGACTTGTATCACCATCTAATTCAATCAATTTTAAAATGTCCTCAAAATCTTCATATGGGGCAAACTCAACACTTGCGTTTAAATTAAATTTCTTATTCAATTCTTCAATCGCTTTTTTACGTTCACTCAGCCAAATATTGCGAGACGCAATAACCTGTTGATTGTTGGCGTTGACCTCATCCGCTACTAATCGCTCTTTTTTGTCCATGTTTGCATTTTCAATACCTAATAGAGTCATGCATTCACGCAAAATCGCTTGTTTCATACCGTGTAGTTCGTCCGCTATAAAAGGTGCGTTTGTTTGTAGCACGTTAACATCTTCCGTTCTAAATCCCTTTGAGGTAAAGATCGTTTGAACCCCTTGTAAAATCTTTTTCATGAACACTTTGAATTGTTGTAACATACGTTTATCACCTGTAATGATGTACGGCGTCCACTGCATAGTTAAATTTTGGTCCATCGTACGACTTGTTAGGGCTAGTTTCTTAGCGAAAAAATTTAAGTATGGGAAGGTACCAACATATAAAGGGCTGTTTTTCATAATCACACACTCTTCATTACTTAAATTCTTTTTAACAAGTGGACTTGTTGAAACCGTATGGTATTCTGTTGGTAAAGCGTAATGGTTTAATCGACCCCCTAGTGTGATTTCACTACAAATTAAGCCTAATCTTTCATCATCATAAAAGCCAATGTAACCACGTGTTTGTAAAACATATTCTAAATAGAATGTGTTAATGGACTCCGGTAAACCTTTATATTTAAACATGTTTAAACTCAACATTTGTAAGTATGTGTAATAAATAAAATCCGCCTCTCCGTTGTTCATAGTAGCAATATCAACCGCATTACGGCAATAATCCGTGAATGAACTTGTATCATTCAATAAATCCATTTTAATCATCTCCTTTTAATTATATGTTAAATAAAAAAGGTTGAGACGTCAACCTTTTCTATATTAATGTATTTTCTTTTCTTTATAGTTTCCAAACTTGTCGCATTGTGTATACTGGTATCTTTCACCATTTATTTGTGAATAATCACCAACATTCTTATTGTGCCATAGTGTAATACCATTATCAAACACACGTTTAATTTTTTCCAAGTCGCTAGGGTCTATGCCTGTACCTTTAATATTACATTTTACGGTCTGTATATAATTCCATGATGTTTTAGATCGTAAATTAGGGTAGTCAACTGTATTTGTAGCATATCCGCGCATGTTCCATATTTTTTCTAGCTTCTGTTTATATTCGTCTGTAGGTTTATAAACGTATAATACGAATGTGTTTAAATCTAGTGCGATTTGTCGCATTAAATCATTTGAACCAGTAACAATACTGTCAGCCGTTGCCTGTGCGTCGTGAATACGCGCGTTGTAGCTATCCATAGCATTTTGAATATTTGTTTGATTTTGGTATTGTGTTGTTAACTGTCTCAATTGATTACCGATTGCGGTTGATTGACTGCTAGCACTAGCTTGTGCATTTGCGTTTGCAAGAGCGTTTGCATTTTGTAGATTAGTCTGTTTTGTATTGATTTGATTTTGCATGGCGGTTTGTCCAATGCCTAAACCAGCTCCCACCAAACTACCAACCGCACCGCCAATATTACCGGTTAACGCGCTGGCAATTCCACCACTTAAACCACCTATAGCGCTTATACTTGCATTGATCATATTTGATTTGTTTTGTAAATCGTTTAAATTACTAGCTAAATTTGTATTGCGTGCGGTCACACTTAAATTTAAGTTATTTTGTAAACTTGTTTGAGCACTCAACGCATTACCGGTTGCGCTGGCAATAGCTGAATTTGTTTCATTCGAGCGCCTAATATTAGACAGTCCAACATTCATAGAGTTACGTGAGGATTGTAACATTAATGCGGTTGTATCGCTAATAATAGGTAAACTTGTCTCGTATTGAGATTCAAATGAGTTATCTAAATTAATTAAACTTGAATAAGAATCATTTGATTTTGTTACTTTATAATTTAATGGCATAATATTCATTTTTGAACTGTTGGGTGATCCCACACAAATAAATTGGGCGTTTTTCATATCCTGCCATAACTCATTTTTAAAAGCTTTCGTCGTTCCATTATTATCGCTAATAACGATATAACTATATGGATATGTATACAATTTTGTAAATGCAGTAAATCCAATAAACGCAGGTATATTATATACCTGTGTTTTTGGGAATGCGTTTAAATCATTTTCTAGCATGTCATTCATGGTCTTAGCTTTATAAGTTAATATTTGATAATCTCCTTGTTGCTCACCGCTAAAGCAGTCGCGTTTAATAACAATTTGACCGTTTTCAACGACTAAACCAGGGATTGAGTTTGTAACAACAATAGATACACATTTACCCACTAATTTTTCATTTTTTCGTATCGCGTCTAAAACGGATGATAACCCCGAAATTGTTACAGTTGCTCCGCTTACACTGCCAATTTTTAAAGTTGTTATATCAGTTCCCGTATATCGATTAAAAGGGAATATATAATAGTTAACTTGACTTGGAGCACCTAGCTGTGCGTTGGTGTAACTATCTTTTCCGGACATATCACATGTCATGCCTATAACGGCAAAACTAGTATTTTGGTTAGGGTCTATTAAATACTGTTTATCTGAAATTAAATCTGTACCAACCTCTATATTTTCGGGCTGTGTATTAATACAAGGTCGTTGTACACCATCACCATTATCATAATATTGTGGTCTATGTTCGTAAGCGATGTATGACTCCATAAAGTTACTTTCAATCTCAAAACGCCATGTTTGTATTACATCTGTTTCAAAGCTAATACTTGTGGCATTGTCATTTAAATATCCTAAACTTGTAATAAAGCAGTAAATCCATTTTGATTTATTCCCAGTGTCCCCGTTTTGATAAATTAAATAATTATATAAACGTAAATCATCATAAACACCTGGTACAACTACAGTACCGTCTTTTCTTTGGTATGTGTAATTTTCAAATTCAATGTGATCATAGTTATTAATGAAAAAATTAAATTGTTCTTCCGTGTTATTAAATGCACCCCAAAACGTATTATTCATTGCGTCAATTTCTAATCCTTTCAACAAATAAATTTTGCTTTGTGGTGTAAATTGGTTATTTACAACTCCTATACTCATTTTTAATCATCTCCTTTTATTTTATAATAAATAAAAATAGTTGAAAGTTCAACTATTTTATTTATCTTTAATATAATTATAAATTTCACGTGCTTTAGTCCCACGTTGTGGTTGGTTCGGGTCAGCTGGTCTTTCATAATTCGCTAGAAATTCAATCGCTAATGTGTATGGGTCGGCGGTGGATTTTGAAAAGCTTGCAAAACTTTCGGGATAAGCTGATGTAGCAATCCATTGCTGGTTATTTTCCATTTCCCATTGAATTCTCTCACACTCACCTACACCAAACTTTGACACATCCGGGTAATATCCTTTTTCTTTTAGCCAGTCAATTATTTTCGTCCACGGCGTCCATTGTACTAAACCATAACCACGTGAGGCAACCGGTTGTGCAAAAGGTACATCACCCTCCCACCTGTTCGGGTTAACAGTACTTTCAAAATAGGAGTTTCCTAATATACCAGCAACCGCGTTTGCGGTCCAACCTTTCGCTTTAAAGAACTGCCAAAAAGCAACCCAATTTTGTTTAGATTCATCTTCTGTAAGTGGTCGAGTATTATTAATATCACCAGGAATAAACCATTTACCAATCGGTGTTGGTGGTTCGGGTGGTATTTCTTCTTTCGTTTTATAAAAACCAAAATCAATACCTAAACCGTCTAGCATGAAATAATGTTTAGTGTATTTGTATATGGGTTCGGGTGTTGGTGGTTGCCCACCTTCAAATGTTTTCCATGCTTGACCGTACCCGTTTACAATATTCGTATTGTTAACATAAAATACTTCCGTTGGTAGCACCGAACCGCTTAGCGCGTAACATTGGTTACCATATTGACATGTAATTCCATAATAAACAAGTCCAGCGTTCTGTGTAAATGTTTGGTCTATATGACAGTGGTCACCCGTTGCCATTCCCGCTGTTCCTGTGTGATAAATTAAATCCCCTTGCGCATATCTTGTTGCGGTTGGTGGGTTAGGGTCATGTGTAAAGCTTACAGTAACATAGCTTAATCCGTTTGGTGTTAGTACGGGATTATCTGAACTATATGCACGTGTATTTCCGGAACTGTCACTATATGAAAGATGACAACTGAAAGGAGCATACACAGGTACTCTAGTTTGTCCACTAATTGCATTATCAAACGGATGTCCACAGCAGTGTGATAAACTTTGTGGGCTTGACCATTGCGTGATGTTCATTGTTTCCATTGGAAACAAACAAACCTCATGACCATCATGTACTAACTTTTGACCGGCTTTCATAAATTTAATTCCTCCTCTAATTCTACTAACTCTCTTAACTTATCTTTGCATATATTGTATCGCTCATAATCTACATCTTTTAAAATATGCATGGCTTGCATATAAAACTCGATATAAAAATAAACACTTAAACCTTCCGGTAGACTATACGGAATATCTTCCGGTTTTTTCATTTTATATATACTATTATATTCGCATTCTTTTTTATCCATAATTAATACCTCCTACTATATAATAAAATAAAACTAGCTTATGAGCTAGTTTTTTCTAAAATAAAAGTAACACAAGTATTCAAATCTAAATTACCATTTGTCTCTTCTTTTCCTGTAAATTTTGTTACCGCTGGTATAAATTTAACATTTATACTTGTATAAGGTGTGGCACCAGCTGTATCATTGGTTATAGTCGTATTATCCAAGTACATATATACATAATCAATTAATTCACCGCTACTATCTGTAAGCTTAAATATATTGTTTTTTAACAAAGCTGTTTTTAATGTATAACCGCTTAGATCAAGATTCCTAATAAAAAAATTTGCGTTATAATATGGCGCTCCTTTTGTGTAAGGTTGATTCATTTTAAAATAATAATCTAATTTTTTAACATTTTTATCTTTGTTTTCTGTTAAAACATAATAATCTGCACCACTTTTATTTAGTTTCATAGTTGCATCTAATCTCGTATCAACTCTAGTATCAACTAAATTTTCAACTCTAGTATCTAATTTAGGTTGTAAATTTAACCATTCAATATTAAATTGTTCTGTTGTAGCCTCTTTACTTGCGGTTATAGATTCGTTTATAGCATATTTTATTTGTTTGTCTACAATCTCATTCCACTGTACCACTACATCATTCACAGCTTTTATTACCCATTCAATATAACCTTGCAATTGGTTAATACATTGGTAAATATTCATACCCGTATTAAATGCGCTAACATATTGTTGAGCGAGATTTTTACCACTTAATTTTAACTCACTGTATTTCGGTAAAATATTTTGTAGTTTACCATCATCAATAATACCCATATTACTCGTCTCCTTCACTATATCCAATTAAAGTTTTTAATTTGTCCGGTAAAATATCAGGGTTAATTTTAGAAATGTTCTCAATAATACTAACAACTTCTGTAATAACCGCATAAGTACAAATTACAGGCACTAGGTCTACCCCAAAAGGTAAAGTCAATAAATTTTCAGCGTAATTAATTAATACACCTAATGCGTAACAGAATACAAATCCAACTTTTTTAAATAGTCCATCTCTTAATTTACTAGACTTAATTTGTTCGCCGTCTCTAATTGCTCCAACAATTCCAGTAATAAGGTCCAAACCATTAAAAACCAATGCCACTAGAATAATTTTCATTTTAATCACCTCTTTCTTTTTCTATCATAATAAAAAATAGTTGAATGTTCAACTAATTTTAAATAAAAAAGAAAAAAGAGTTAAATTAATAACTCTTTTTCCTAAGTTGCAATTTACCTAAATAGAAAGGAGGGGGTCATGTCCTACTCATGACACTGATATTATATCACAACTACACGTTATAAACAACCTTAATATCACATGTAACATTCGAATTTGTGTCTTCAATTGTTACTGTGGTTAATCCTTCAGTATTAATCGCTTCTAAGCCTTTAATTGTAACGTGTCTTAAATCATCCGTTAACGTTGCACTAACCATTGTTGGCTCGCCTGATGTTTCCGTTAAACTAATAGGAGCATTCAAACCACTAGTCTGTACGGTAAATGGTACTGTTACACTACCACCTTTTTTAACTTGTACAACTGTAGGGTTGGCGTAAATCGCTGTAACTTTTTCATCGACATTACCTGAAACGAACGCAATAGCATTTGCAAAACGGCTTGTTGCAATACCTTCCCAGTGATGCAAGAAATAATTCCAGTATAAGCCTTTCGCATTGTAAGCAACGCCTACACTATATTTCTGGTCAAATACTCTATAAATTTCACTGTCAACAACTAACGCTTCAATTGTTCCTTGTGTTGTACTAGGTAAAGTTGGTAATACTAACACGTGTGCTTTAAATTCTGCAAACTCTAACTGGAATGTCTGCGCTAACCAGTCAATGTTTAAATAACTATTTGATTTTCCGTTTAAAATAACGTAAATATCTTCATAGTCATTTTGTTTAGTCACTGCCATAGCATTATATTCATTTGTTGGCTCTGTCAAATAAGATACATATTCTGTAATTTTACGAGCTAACTCTTTAGCCGTGTCCGTATCAGTAACAGCACTTGTTTTAACGATTTTCATTAATCCATTTTCATAATGTGTAACTAAAGCAGATTTCATATAGTTATAATCATCTTTGTTATCACCATTATACATAGAGTCAACAATACGAGCAATCAAACTATTTACACCGTCCCAGCTGACAAAATACTTACGCATATCATCATCTGTAATTGTTGCTGGATAATATGACTTACGGTTAACAACATAAAATGCTGTTTTAATATCCGGCAACTCACGTTTAAATAAAGTGTTTTCCGCGTCGGCTTGATCGTAAGCATGCTCTTTTGCACACTCAACAAAATATTCTTCCATTGTATAGCCTAAAGCCATATTTTCCATTTTAAATGGAGCTAACTTGTTTGTTAAAATATTTCGGTGTGCGATCACTCGACCAATTCGAGTTGCTAAATTCATAAACTCAACACCTAAACTATCAGGATATTCTAATAATCCATTCATAAATTCTAATGATGAAACATCATTAGGATCTCCAATTGTTGACTGAAAATTTGGAGAAGCTACTCTATACATTGCACTCGCGACTTCCTGACCTGTTGGTTGTGTTTCCAATCCTAAATCTTCTTGAATCGCTTTTGCAACGTCTTTCCCTGTTGTTCTTGGCATATATAATCACCTCTTTCGTTTTAAATGCCTAATTTTCTTAAATCCATTGGGTTTTTATGTTTCGGTTTTTCATCTCCGGAACTTTCAACCCCAATTTGCATAAATAATTTACTGTTAGCCTCTGTCAAAGAATTATTCTTTTCGACTAATTTTGTATTTTCAGCTTTTAAATCATCTAATTCTTTAAAGTTTTTTTCAACTTCAGCTCGCATATCATTTAGCATAGTCGAGCGTTCCGCTTGATCTTCAACTGTTAACACTTCAGTAAACTTGTTTCTTAATTCGTCACGTTCCATTTTTTACACATCCCTTCTATTTATAAATATATGATATTAATACTGTAAAGTCAATAAAAAATAAAACCCTCTTTTACGAGGGTTTCATAAATATAGGTTGTAAAGTTTAAAGTGTTACCAGCTAGATTACTATGCCTAATTATGTTATCAGCACGTTTTACCGCGAGTAATTCTGATATACATGTCTGATTTCCGATCTTTATTCCTTACACTAGCATATTATCACACTATTTAATTTTTTCCAAATCTTCTTTAATTTTTTCTTTGACGTATTTACTAAACTTTTTCTTTTTCAATAAATCTTCAATGTAGTCAACAACTTCAACTTCCTCTTTATTCACACAAACGCAATATTTATTAACATGATCTCGGTACCATTGGTTTCTATGTGCTTTCGATTTTTCACTCATCATGGTTATCACCCCCCTTTTCTTTACACCATACCAGCGGTTTACCTAGTATATACGTATGTACAAATTCATTTGTTTCATGATTAACAATGCTCCAACCATCCTTTAGATATTCATTTAACGCGTCAATGTCTTTTCTGTAAGCTGAATAATCATAATCTTTTATACTTCTAACAATTACCACTTTATTTTTAAGTGGAGGACTTCCGAACATGATCTCATTGAATTCCTTCAATCTTTTATCACACTCTTCAAATATTCCACCATTTTCATAAGTTAACATCTGATATTGTAGTTCATCAATATCTTTCCGTAAAATTTTATTTTCATTTCGTAAATGAGTATAACTATAATCCATAATCAAACCAACGAAAACAACAACAACTATATTTAATAACAAAGTAATCATTTCTTTTCACTCCTTACCATTTCAATAAAAAAATATTAACATTCCAATCGCATACACAACAAATAAAATTACTATTATAATTAATAATAAACCCATAATATCACTCCTTTATAATCCAAACAAATATCAATATCATTCCTATTGCATAAACAGTGAATAGAAATGTTACGCCAAAACAACACAACGCCATAATTAAATATTTTATTATAGCACTTAAAACACTTATCACTTTATCACCTTCCTATCTACTTTTAATGCTAAATTGTCTATCAACTAATACAATGCCACCGGGTACATGCGTTTTCTTTAAACAATCATTAATAACATTTCCAACTCTAAAGTTATCATATGTTACATTCTGTTTAGCTTTTTGTGTCATACCTGCGCATTTTACATTCAAATAATAACAAACACCCTCACGAATATAATACAACTTATCTTTACAGTCGTTTTCACTAATAAATTCCTGTTGGTGTTCCACATAATCTTTATAACTAATCTCAATTTCTTCCACATACGACTTAGCGCCAATAAAATAAGACCTATTAAATACAGATTCTAGACCCCAATAACCAAGTTCTTTATCGTCGATAATATCTTTAATTGCGTCCGGAACTTGTGTACCTACTAAATGTATTGAATCCGTGTCAATATATGCGACTCTGTGAATACCTACTTTTTGTGCGGTACTAATTGTATATTTACGCGCATATGCGGTAACAAATTCGCCATACGGAAGATAAATAGGATCACGGAATTGTTCGTCAATAACCTCTTTCACTTCTCCATCTTCATATGTTGTAAACATAGGGTCGTGCAACCTTAACACTCCATCATCTTTATCAATAAATGGAATTTTAGGTGTGACGTTTGGGTTCGTTGCGAATTTTCCATAAACTGAATTTAATTGTCGCTTAGCAATGTAACGTTGTGCACCTTTGGAATTTTTCTTAACTTCCATTTGCTCGTCGATAAACTGCCTTGCAATTCCTACACACCCCTTAAATTTATATCCATTAATGAACTCAACATCATAAATATCATATTGTTCATTGAATAACTGCCAATCAACACTCGTTACAGTCATACGAACAACATCGCCGTTTGAGGTGTCAACATATTTTTTACTACCAAAAAATCGACTAAACTTATCTAAACTAATACATGGTATATGATCTTTTTTAATATCAAAAGCAAAACTCACAACACCAACCCATAACGGGTATTCATCATCCTGTTGGTATTCACCTTCAAAATAAACAGGTGTATCATACGGTAATAATTCATAATACATACGTGATGGAAAAAGTGAATTGACATCAAATACAATGCCTTGCCCTATTTCTTTTTCTTTTAATTCCGGGTTTGCCCACACAAAACCGCCACTGTAAGCCGGTCTTAAATCACTGTCAACATTCATTTCTAACGGTGGAAAAATTTTCTCAAATGCCATAGGCAAACTTTTCTTAAAAGTCTCAAAACTACAACTAGTGGCTGTCATTTTGTTAAATCCTAATTTAAAACATTCATTCAATGCCATACCTTCAATATCAATGTCATTAAATAAATAATCCACTTCATGTTGTGTTAGCTCGTGTCCGACCTCACGTTTTTCCTTATAATCTAACTTTAATTTTCGTATTGGTAAATTAAAGTCATGTGCGATCTTCTCAATACTAAATGGGATTAATTTAAAGCTATCCCATATTGTAGTTTTTGTCGACCGATAAATTGAATATTTCCACCATATTTCAATAGAATACCACAATCCAGTATTAGAGATTATTGTTTTAAAACACCCTGTTTTAGGTTTGTCCGAATACACATATCCATTACTTAATAACCAGCTCACAATAAATTCACCATCAAAAGCTAGATTGTGAAAATATAATTTACGTGTTTTCTGTTTACACCATTCAATGAAACCGTCAATACTATTACCATATTCTTTTATACTTGAATCACTGACAAAACTTGCGCCCCATGCCCAAACTCTACAGTCTAAAGGGTCGGTTGTAGTTTCAAAATCACAAGCCCATATTTCTTTAGGCTCTTTTTTCTTTGACATACTACAACCCCCTTTACATTATTCTTTGTATGTAACAATACCATCTTTGACATAAGCACGACCGGTAAACACCGCCAAACTATCTCTTACATCGCTAATATCTGATTTAATATTTTTACTTAATTGTTCATTAACAAACATCTGATTTTGTGTGTATTCTCTTGACATGTCTATATAGTTAAATACTGAGACCGCTTTACGTTCCTGGTAAAACCATTGAATTAATTGTTTATCTGATAAAGATTTAATATCTTTGATTAATTGTTTACCTTCTTTTTTAGTGATATTACCACCACGTATTTGTTCCTCTATTGCGGTTTTATAATTACTCCTTAAATTCTTTATCTTTTGATTTTCTTTTTTCGTATTCCTTTTTAAACTTTCAATACGATTATCTAATTGTTTAGGATATCGATACGAATTAATATTTACATGATGGACCGATTCAAAAAATCCGCCTCTGTCATCACGTAATGTACTTCTTGCACTCTTAACACTAACCGGTGTTACAATACCGCCTTTAGTTTCATTTAGTTTAGATAATCCAACAGACTTTGAAAGCTGTTTTCGTTGCTTATTCTGTTTATCAATCAATTTGTTTGCTTTATCAATCTTATTTCGATTGAAAACAACACCATATTGATTTTGAATATAACGATTTTCTTTGTTGAATCGCTCAATAGAACGTAAATATTTATTAAATTCTTTACGATCATTGAAATCTTTTATTGTACGAATATCATTAAAAACAACATCCTGCCCCATATTTTGGGCTTTTGTTGCTGTTCTTTTAGCACTTGCTATTGCGTTACGTAACCGCTTAACGTCTCTTGTTGACTTCCTCATTTTAGCCATTTTAAACACCCCCATTTTAAGTCAAAAATAAAAGGGTGTTTGGCTAACACCCTTAATTAATTAGGCTATTTAACAGCCATGCTTAAATATTTATTTGAGCTTGAGTTTGATTTCTTTTGAATGATTGTCACACATACCGGTTCTTTTGCCCAGTCATAGTTAAATACCTGTTTTAACTGCTTTAAGCTTTGCAAGAAAGGTTTACTATTTGTCGCATATGCTTTACCTTCTTTATCAATTACAGTAATTAACTTGCTACAGATAATCTCACCTGTTTTTTCATTTTCCTTTTCTACATCTTGCACGATATATCCAGTTAACCATAAATCTTTACCGACTTGATCTGATAAACCTTCCGCATTGTTAACGGCGTTAAATAAATTTACACGTTGTTCGTGTGTCATATCATCAGTGACTACCAAACCTGTATTTTCCATTGCTACTACTTCATTTGTTAAATTTTCCATATTAATTTTTTCTCCTTTTAATTTTAACATTGCTTTTTTAATTAAATTATTTCAAGTTGTTTAATTTTGAAATCAGCATAACAACACTTTTACAACCTATACGCTTTATAGAGAAGTCATAACTCATTAACATTTTACATGCCGCACCTCCAATAATTCATCAATTTGCATATTTATTAACACAAACCACATAACTAACATTATGATTAATAATATAATGAAATTTATGTATCTGTTTGACACTTTATAATATTTGAAGTTTCCTTTACAATGCTGATATATTTGGCATACAGATAATAACACCCAAATTATGAAACTTGCAAGTATTAAATTACTAGTCATAGTTATATCCTCGTCTTTCATTTTCTTGAGTCATATCATCAAGTGATACCACACCTTGAAAAACCTTACGTTTAAATAACGTCATGGTTTTATATCTAAATGAGTATGTGGCTATAACGCTCTTTGAGCCTAGTTTACAAATATCCATCCTAATTAAATGTCGTCTTTGATAAACAAGATGAAACGCTAGTTTATAATCACATAGATACGTTTCTATAATATCAACAATGTTGTTTACATTATCCATAGTTAAGTCACTTGGATTGTGTGAATGTTTGTAAATTCTACTCATTCTAAACACTCCTTTAAATAATAACTTAACTTATCAGCATATTTTGATAACTCTTTAAAATCATCTAGTGTGATAAAATCATCTAAAAATGCACAGTATAAAATTTCATCAAATAAAATAATATAAGAATTACATAAAACTTCAAGTTTCAACCCGTAATACATCCTTGACGACTTGATAAAATCTCTACCACTACTATAAATCGCTGACATTGCACAACGATATTCTTCTTTTCTAGTCATTGTTTATTACCTCCATCCTAAATATTTACCTAATCCAATTAAATCACCAATACATTCACCAATAACATCAACATATGATGGAATATAAACAACCGGTTCATCCCAACCATAATGCCAATATACTCTTACTTTAACATTATGTTTCCCTAGGTCTTTTATATAATCATTACCTAAAGCACCATATACACAATTATAAACAGCTTTTTTAATTCTATTCTTAGATAAATGACATGCAAATTGAATACCGTCATACTCGATATCAATATTATTAATAGGATACCTTTTCATTTTTCTTTGTCCCTCTTTTCTTTACACTCATATTATATCACACCTATTCTAGAATACAAGTGTTTTTGTAATTTCACATAATCCACTACGGAGCCGAGCGGGTCATTGTTTCACGTGGAACATTGTTATGCGGTGTTAGATCATGTTATGTGATGCGGTGCGTGAGCGGAGCGAACCTAAGCCGAGCAAAGCGAGGCCCAGCCGAGCGGTGCGAGGCGGTGTTAGGTTAGTTGAGACTAACTAAGACTGTATTGTATTGTATGGCGTGATGTAGTGCAAGGCTGATTGTGTCCGCGTACTGTGAACATGTGTTCAGCAATGGGGAACAGGGTTATGATGACACTCTTTT